AATATTTCCAGACAACTCTACAAAACTGGAAAAGATATATAAATGAGGAGGTTAATCCCGAAATGATAGATCTATTTGGAATATCAATTCAGTATTATGGGTACGACGACGACCCACCAAATATCACCATCTATCGGGATATAGACGTAGTATAGAATCCTCCAATTCATCAACCTCATACCAAGCCCAGTGACACTCTGACGAGTCCTTATCAATTTCACACATCTCTTGTGCTTCTTTTATCGCTTCTGTGAAACGTAAACGAAGTCTCAAATTTTCTTTAATTGGGTGTACCTCCGTGATACTTGGTCGTTGATACATAGCTTCGAGAACATTTCTACGAGTCTTTACCAATTTTATCTTGTAAAGACTATTTTCGGAAAATGTTGCTAGACATTTCATAATGTATGGATGTATTAAAGTTTTAAGTATATATATTGTTATAAGATGTCCTCCTACAGTGTTGAACCCTGTACATTTATTTACCGTGTTTCCTCACTCGCGAAGATAGTCGATGGTGATACTATTGACGTGAATATTGATCTCGGCTTCGATGTATGTACCAAGCAGCGTGTTCGCCTTCTAGGTATTGACACCCCAGAGTCTCGTACTTCGGATAAGGAGGAAAAGGTCTTTGGCCTCCTCTCGAAGAAGAAGCTCAAGGAATGGTGTCTAAAGGCTGTTGCGTCTGAGAAGGATGATATTGAAATCGAACTCAGATGCCCTGAAGCAGATTCTAGGGGTAAATTTGGTCGTGTACTTGGGGAGGTTTGGGTTTCTGAAGATGGAGTATGGACCAATGTCAATAAATGGTTGGTTGACCAGGCGTATGCTGTTCCCTATGGTGCACAAAACAAATCCCTAGTCGAAGGACTTCATATGGAAAACCGTAAGAAACTCATTGAACGTGGTGAAGTTTAACGCCGCGCTCTACCTATCATATATATATACAAAACGATCATAAATAAATATGGAAAGATAGTCGTATAATCTTCTATAAAATAATCTAATACAAGATTGGGATTTTTTATAAGATATGAAATACTTTTTCGATCGAAAGTTTGTGTGATCGATGTATTAATACCATGTCCCTGTGTGGCGTGCCAACACCAAGGTGGAATCAATAGACTATCACCTTGTTGAAGTGTTACCTTATATATTTTCATTTTGCTATGGTCCATCTTAAAAAAGTCCTCTTTAGCAAAATTAGATTTATCCATTTGGAAAAAACTATTCTTATGAATATTACTATTTTCATAATTATCGAATATGTATACAGTTTTACTTCCGTACAATTGATTCAATATAAAATCAGAATTAACATGTAAATGTAAACCACTCGCATGATTATTTCCCAAATATAATAGTAATGACATTACTTTTCTTGAATCCAAATTAGGATTTTGTAACGTTTTATGTAAAAGGTATCTATTTTTATTATTTCTTAGTATATCACGGTCTAGAAGGTCAACTTCTGCACAATATATAGAAGGTGATATATTTTTTTTCCAATGTTTAATTAACTTAGGAACAGTCATATCACCAGAATCTGCTCCTGTCGTAGACGTAACATGTTTATCGTAAATTTCTATTGGTAGTTCACTGTTACCGAACAACTCTGTAAACCCTTCAAAACCCAGTTTTATTGCCTTAGGTTTATAAAACCCACGTATCACAACTGGGTGTGTAAAATCTTTTGTCACAATATCCTGTTCTTCTAGTGTCATTAGATCATATGTATACGTTGGAAGTTCCATATACAATAATTAAGATATTAAAGTTTTGATATATAAACACATATATGATATATAAGCGTCGATTGAAAATACATTTTCCATTCAAAATTCGACCACGTGTATACTTGGTGTTAAAAATCACCGAAGAAGTTGTAAAAAAACAAAAACGTCATCATCGTCGCAGACTGAAAATGAAAACAAAATCAAAGAAGAAGAATGTGAAACGTACATACGAATATCATATCATTGTTTAAAGAAATAAAATCAAATTTATATAACTATGCTTTATTGTATAACTAAAAGAATATTATCAAAAATAGATGATTCTGTACCTGTATTCAGCCTTAATAAATACCATGGTTATGCTAGAATAACCAGTGTATATGATGGAGACACTTTCAAGGCTTGTATAATTCTTCATGGTAAAGTGTTAAAATTTACATTTCGAACACTTGGATATGACTCCCCGGAAATGAAACCATATCTTTCCATTGCTGGTCGCGAAAATCATATACAGAAAGCTGTGGCTGCACGTGAATTATTTAAAAATGAAGTTGGTTTCCTTCATTCTAAGTCACATCAATGGTGGAATCCACTCATATGTAAGACTAAGGTCAAGGGGTGGGTATGGATCGAATGTAGAAAGAATGATAAATATGGTCGAACCCTTGTTACCGTGTATAGAAAAAGAAATGATACTAAATCCGTAAATGATAAAATGATTGAATCGGGTCTTGTAAATATTTACGATGGTGGGAAGAAAAAAGAATTTATATATGAGGATACACCCTAATCCACAAATTACATATCCACTTATCACCACCCTTTACAGGATTTCCTCCATGTAAAGCTTTGGAAGTCATGAAGTCGTAATTATTCAATGTATCGAAAAATAATGCATCACCAGCCTTGAGTTTATATGATTTGTTTAGGGTGGGAAATACAGTTTCACCACCACTATATCCATCATTAAGTGCTAATATGAATGTATAAAGTCTCATATTTTTATCATCTTTAAACGCGTCTTGGTGAGGTTTATAATGACCACCCGGTTTGTATCGAACAACTTGAAGTTTTTCACAATTATCAAATGGTCTATCTGTATATTTTAAACATCTATGTATGATACTTTTAACAACTGGATCTTCTTTATTAAGCCACGCGGTTTCACTTTTACGAATACTCTCATTTATAAGTTTGTCTCGTGAAATCATAGACGTTTCGAGTTTATTGGAAGCTTCTTGTATGATATAACGCCGTTCCGATTCATTCATTAAATTTTTAATAACCGTTGGGTCTGGGTATTTAGGTAATAAGTAGGTAAAAAGTGTAACCAATATAACTACGATAAGTATACTGTTCATCCTATTCTTTACACATAAAAATTTTTTGGTGTAACACAATTATATCTGTTTCTTATATTTTCAGAAACACTATTACCATATATGAATAATTCTTTTATCATACCAATTATCTCTATTTCACGATGTGGTTCGACGATAAACTGTCTGAGAAGATCTCCACCGGAATGAACTAACATTTCGAAAATATGTGATAAATCTCGCATTTTATCTTTGTACTTTTCATGTCTTTGTAAATATGATTTAAAGTCATTTTCGTTTATTTCATTTAACATGTAAGCTACCCGGACATGTAAGTTATTTATAGGCTCCAAGTCCAAATAAATAAATTCTCGATCTGCGTAATACACATATGATGCTAATTGTACTAAATCGGTAGATGCACCGGCTTCCCTCAATTCTCGGTACATGGGTATACCACCACATGGAATATCACCATGTTCCCTTGATACCCCCCCCTTTCTTTTGAACTCTATAAAATGTGGGTTATGAATTCGACCGGTCGCAATTTCACCTGAACGCCAATCAAATGCGGTGTGACAGTTTATACACCACATCTGGGAACACCCACTTGTCTTATGTATCACAGTTCCACATTTTGGACATGATTTACTGTCTTTATTCAATAACTTCATAGTCTTTACAACTTGTGGATCACACACATGGTCATCTAAAAGTTTGTCATTACAGTGTTTACAAAATGTTGTACTACATAGACCACAAAAATATTCTTCATTCAAAAAACCCTTACATTCTTCACATGGACATTTACGTACGAACTTTGTGGGACCAATATCAACAATTTCTCCTGTATTTCTAACTCTTTCAAGTTCTAAATATACATTTTCAAGATCTCTATGTAATGTGACCAAATCTGGAAATTCTTCAAAATTTTGAGTAGTGATCGGAAAAGATATACGATATCTTTGATATATATCAATTAATAATACACGTAATCGTCGAGCTTCTCGTCTAAGTTTTCGTATATTGAGGATTCGTTCAACTTCTTTTTGACTTTGGGGCATCAAAGCTTTTTCTCTTTCAAAAAGAATATGTTCACGATGTTTTCTTAATTCGGTATTCCGAAAATACTTCGTACAAAATGAATCTACAAATTCACGATTCCACAAAGTTTTACATCCCATACAATGAGGATCTTCGAATGTTGAAAGAATATACTTTTGAGAACATGTGCGACAACACACTAAATCACAAAAAGGACATTCAACTTTTTTATGATTTATTTTGTTTAATTTTTCACAACATACATTACAATCATTCATTAACTTAATGGCATACTATTTCTTTAAATTATAATTTACTAAGTGGCTATCACATCATCTTGGTCAACAATACTTTAGCACTGACACACCACAAATTGATCCAACACTTCCCGCATGTTCTCGCGACCATATATCGTTTTCGCAAAAAATAACGTCAGTTCCGCATCCTTATATGACATGTATGAATGACCATGCTTCTCATATAACTCCGCAACGTTATCAAGGTTGTCATCACACCAGTCCTCCACCTCCTTCTCTGTCATGTTCACATGGAGACCCTTTTCGATGAAATCGGCAACCTCGTCGCTGAGAGGCATGTCGGTAATCACGGTACAGTCGTCGTCTGGGTGAATCATTTTGAGATGAATTTTTAATTCTTACTTTCTACTTAGGTCTCTTAATCGCCTAGCTTCCGCATTTACTTTCGCTGGGCTAAATCTGGGGTTATTTTTCTTTACTTTCTTCTTCAGGTTTTTTAATACAGCCCTGTTATCGACCCGGCGTTCCGAGCGTGGGCGAGTATTCACTTTCTTCAAGGCTTCATCTCTAAGAACAGCTCCTTCGATTCTCCCATGAAGTTTTGTGACATTTGTTCGATTTTTCATACGATCGATATTTCTACCAAAGTTTGTACTTGTGTTCTTTGCCAATTCTCGGAGTTCAACCTTTTTAGCATTTATGAAATTATCACGGGAGCCATACTTCATCTTCTTCTTGGGTTCATTCGAATTCGCGTTCGCATCTGAGTTGTAATTAGATACTACAGAGTTAGTGTTGTTGTTATTGTTCTTCTTATTCTTCACTTGAATTTCTACAAGTTTGCGTCTCTCATCAACATTGTTCACGAACTTTACAACTTTTCTTCGGTGATTCATTTTCTCAACTTTGGTTAACCCCATTTTAGTATATTTATTTTCGATATCTTTACGAAGTATAGTCTTTTCATTCAACTTATTCTCAATACTTTTTAAATTTTCTATGGTGTCAGCCTTTCTTAATTCTTTCGCCCAAACACCTATTTTACCTTTGGTAATACCTTCTCTCTCTTTGAATACACCATTGTCATTAGGTCTCAAATTAAGTTCTTTAGTGATTTTATTTTTGAGTTTATCCTTTTCTGAGTTCAAGTTCTTAATCATATTACGTACATCATTTTCTTGACGCTCAACTTCCTTGGGAATGTTGTTTACATTTATCGATTTAGTAAGAGATTCAGCTGAAATTTCACCATTATTGTTGTTATTTATCTTAAATACATTATTCGACGCATTCTTAAAGTTGTTTTTATTGTTAGAGTTAAATGTGGGGTTATTTACCATTGTCAGGTTCTTCTTGTTATTGTTAGATGTTTTGGTCTTATTATTGTTATTGTTCGAGTTAGAATTGTTGTTGTAAACAGGTTTTCTGGACTCTGATGCCCTACCACCTAAACGTATTCCATTTCTAACTTTTTTATTCACATCTTCACTCATCTTATTATAAATTTTATCAGCTACAAATTTTATATCAGCATCTATTTTTGCCTTGTTGTTGGTATTCACTTTCTTGGGCTCCGATACTCTACTTTTTTTTATGATTGACCAGAAGCCTGGGGAACGTATTCCACTTTTAACTTTGTTGGTAACATCCACACTCATCTCATTATAAATTTTATTAGCTACAAACTTGATATCAGCATTTGCAGTAACCTTTTTATTGGTCTTCACGTTGTTGTTTCTATTAATATCATTTGTAACATCCTTTATTATTTCATTCATAACATCGTTAGTAACATTCCTTGTTAATGACTTATTATTACTATTTGTTGTATTTACACGTTTCTTAATAGAGTTGGTCATATCTCGTTTCACTATTTGATTTACGATACCGTTAGTAACACTTTTTACAACGACCCCATTATTAGTTGTATTATTTCGCAGTTCCTTCACGACATCTTTGTTAATTTCAGTGATAAGTTTATTGGCTACGACAGTGACATCACGACTGGTTCCATTGTTCTTGGGACCGTTATTG